ATGGTCTGGTTGTTGAACGGAACGGCAAAAACAGCGATCTGAAGGTGATTGACCCCACCGGACAGAAAGGCGGACAGCAGCTTTTAAATGAATTTGTAGAACAGCTGGCGTTAAATCTTCCTAAATTTATGGAAGCGTCTTCTAAAGAAAAGGCCCGCGTACTTTTACATATTATCGGCGCAGAAGAAAAGCTGGCACATCTGGAACTTCAGGAACAGGAATTATATAACCGCCGGCATGCTATCGGACAAATCGCAGACCAGAAATCTAAGTTCGCGAAAGAAATGCCATACTTCACCGACACGCCTAAAGAGCTGATATCCGTAATGGAATTAATTCAACAGCAACAGGAAATTCTGGCAAGAAACGGAGAGAACCAGCGCAAAAGAGAAAATCTGAAACGTCTGGAGTTCCAGGCGGAAAATCTGAAAAAGCAAATAGAAGAATTAACGGAAAAAAAGGCTGCGGTAGAATCTGATCTGGAAACCGCCCGGAAATCCGCCGAGAACCTTCACGATGAATCCACTGAGGAATTAGAGCGGAATATTAGAGATATTGAAACCATTAACCGGAAGGTGCGCTCTAATTTAGACAAGGAAAAAGCGGAAGAAGACGCTGTAAATTATCAGGAGCAATATAAAACGCTGACCGCACAGCTCGATAAAACCCGGCAGGAAAAAACAGAGCTCCTGCATAACGCAGGGCTTCCTCTTCCAGGGCTTTCCGTGGAGGACGGAGAACTCACTTATCAAGGCCAAAAATGGGATAATATGAGCGGAAGCGACCAGTTGCGCGTTGCGACGGCTATTGTACGAAGGCTGAACCCCCAATGCGGCTTTGTTCTTTTGGATAAGCTGGAACAAATGGACCTGGACACTTTAAATGAATTCGGCGAATGGCTGGAACAGGAAGGGCTTCAGGCAATCGCCACACGCGTCAGCACCGGAGGAGAATGCAGCATAATTATCGAGGACGGATATGTAAAAGGTGAAGAAACGCAAGAGGCAGACAAACCCAAATTATGGAAGGAAGGCACATTTTAATGAATATCATTCGAGGAAAAATACCGTCGGCGCAAAAGGTTGTAATTTATGGTCCTGAAGGGATCGGGAAAACTTCATTCGCAGCCTGTTTTCCTGATCCTCTGTTTATCGATACCGAAGGAGGCACAAAGCATATAGACGTCGCCCGGCTTCCCGCGCCTACAAGCTGGACAATGCTGCTGGAACAGGTGCAGGAGGTCAAAAAGGAAAACACCTCTGTTTGTAAAACTCTGGTTCTTGATACCGCGGACTGGGCGGAGCAACTTTGCATAAAGCACATTTGCGATAAATATAAAAAATCCGGGATTGAGGATTTTGGATATGGAAAGGGCTACATTTATTTAAAAGAAGAATTCGGCCGCCTGTTAAACCTTCTGGAAGACGTGATAGAACGGGGAGTAAACGTAGCAGTGACCGCTCATGCAAAAATGAGAAAGTTTGAACAGCCGGACGAAATGGGAGCCTATGACCGATGGGAAATGAAGCTGGACAAAAATGTGGCCCCGCTGATAAAGGAATGGGCGGATATGGTTCTATTCGCAAACTACAAGGTGTATACCGTAAAAGACGAGCAAACCCAAAGGAGCAAGGCTCAGGGCGGGAAACGGGTTTTATATGCATCGCACCACCCATGCTGGGACGCGAAAAACCGCCATGGGCTTCCTGATGAAATGCCGCTGGATTACACCAGTATCGCGCCGTTTCTGAATAATCCCGGCACCTCCGGCGCCAATACCGCCACCGGCCAGGAGCGCGAAAACGCTTTTGCAGCGGTACAGGAAAAGCCAATTACCGCAGAAGACGATCTATCATTTGACGATATCGTTGACAGCGCTCAGGAGGATATTCCGGAAGGAATCCCCAGGGATCTGTATGATCTTATGCGGGCTAAGGAAGTAGCCCCTGTTGAGATTCAGCAGGTAGTAGCACAAAAAGGGCACTTTCCGAGAGATATGCCGGTCCGGGACTATCCGGAAGAATATGTCCGCGGAGTTTTAATCGCGGCGTGGCCGCAGGTGTGGGCCGCAATTGAAAAAAACAGAAAAGAAAATCTGCCGTTTTAAGGAGGAGCTTTATTTATGAGTGAGGCAAATACAGGACGCGCAATCGGCTGGGAAGACGAAATTGAGAACGACGGAACACAATGGGTTCTTTTGCCGGAAGGTGATTATCGTTTCCAGGTGGAATCCTTTGAAAGAGCGCATCATCCGGGTTCCGGAAAGCTTCCGTCATGTCCTAAAGCAGTTCTGCATATCCGAATCAACGCGCCGGAGGGCAGTTGTACCATTACGCATAATTTGTTTTTGTTCACCACCATGGAGTGGAAGCTCAGTGAGTTTTTCCGGTCTATCGGCCAAAAGCAGCACGGAGAAAAGCTGAGAATGAATTGGAGCGCGGTTCCGGGCGCTGCCGGCCAATGTAAAATAGGAATCCATAAATTTACCAAAAAAGACGGTACAGAGGGAGAATCAAACGAGATTGTAAAATTTTATGATCCAGGCGAGGCTGACGCAACGGTTAGAAATCCTCAGAAGATCAATAATTCTTCTCAAACCACCTGGGAGCCGGGGGCGTTTTAAATGGAATTAAGACCATATCAGCAGGAAGCTCGGCAAGCCGTAACGGAAAAATGGAATAATGGGGACAAGCGCACGCTTTTGGTCCTGCCCACCGGCTGCGGAAAAACTATTGTATTCGCCAAGATCTCAGAGGACTGCGTCCGCCATGGAGACCGGGTGCTGATTCTGGCTCATAGAGGAGAGCTGCTCGACCAGGCCGCGGAAAAAATAAAAAAATCCACAGGGCTTGGATGCGCTGTGGAAAAGGCGGAAGAAAGCTGCCTAGGGAGCTGGTTCCGGATCACTGTCGGATCTGTGCAAACCTTAATGAGGCAGTCAAGGCTAGAACGGTTCAGCCAGGATTATTTCAATACCATTATCATTGACGAAGCGCATCATTGCGTTTCTGGAAGCTATCAGCGAATTCTCCAGTATTTTTCAGAAGCAAAGGTTTTAGGCGTTACCGCAACACCGGACCGCGGGGATATGAAAAACCTGGGAAGCGTTTTTGAATCCCTGGCCTATGAATACAGCCTGCCTCAAGCAATACGTGAGGGATATCTTTCTCCGATCAAGGCCTTGACAGTTCCGCTGAAAATGGATTTAACCGGCGTAGGAATCCAGTCGGGAGATTTTAAGGCGGGTGATTTAGGGACCGCACTGGATCCCTATTTGGAGCAGATCGCCGTTGAAATGGAAAAGGTATGCAGGGACCGTAAAACCGTCGTTTTTCTGCCGCTTGTAAAAACGTCGCAAAAGTTCCGGGATATTTTAAACGCCCATGGCTTTCGGGCCGCAGAGGTCAATGGAGAAAGCCGGGACCGCAATGAAATTCTGAAACAGTTTGATGCGGGAGAATATAACGCGCTGTGTAATTCCATGCTGCTGACAGAAGGCTGGGACTGCCCAAGCGTTGACTGTATTGTAGTGCTGAGGCCTACAAAGGTGCGCAGCCTGTACAGCCAGATGGTAGGACGCGGAACACGCCTGTCCCCAGGGAAAGACCATCTGCTGCTCCTGGATTTTTTATGGCATACCGAACGGCATGAGCTTTGCCACCCCGCCAATCTGATTTGTGAAAATCCGGAAGTGGCGCAAAAAATGACGGAGAATTTGGAAGCCTCAGCCTGTCCCGTGGACATTGAGGAAGCGGAAAAACAGGCTAGTGAAGACGTGGTTTCTCAGAGAGAAGAGGCTTTGGCAAAGCAGCTTTCAGAAATGAAACACCGTAAGCGCAAGCTGGTGGATCCCCTTCAATTTGAGATGAGTATCCAGGCGGAGGATTTGTCCGGATACATTCCTTCCTTCGGATGGGAAATGGCGCCTCCAACCGATAAGCAAAAAAACACTTTAGAGAAGCTGGGGATTTTCCCTGATGAAATTGACAATGCCGGCAAGGCTGCCAAGCTGTTAGACCGGCTTGCGAAGCGAAGAGAAACCGGTTTGACAACGCCGAAGCAGATTCGTTTCCTGGAATCACGCGGCTTTCAGCACGTAGGCACCTGGCAGTTTGCCACGGCAAAAGGACTGATTGACAGAATTGCCGCAAACGGCTGGAAAGTTCCATACGATATTATACCGCAGGAATATAAAGGGGCGTAATCATGAAAAATCAGTATCACACCGACCTTTTAAAAATTTTAGATGCGATCGATCCCGCGGCTTTGTCCTACCAGGAATGGATTAATGTAGGCATGGGCCTGAAGGAATCAGGATTTACTTTTCAGGATTGGGATAATTGGTCGCAGAAGGATTCCGCCCGGTATCACCGCGGTGAATGCGAAAAAAAGTGGAACACCTTTGCCGGAAGCGGAACCCCCATAACGGGAGGCACTATTGTTCAGATGGCTATGGAAAGCGGCTGGACGCCGGCAGGCACAGGACATGAATTAAACTGGGATGATGAAATTGAAAACGACGGTCTGACGATTATTGATAAGGACTGGGTAGAGGGACGGGAGGTATTGGAGCCGGAAGGCTGGGATCCCGCCAAACAGCTGATCACTTATCTGGAAACGCTGTTTGAAAGCACGGAAAACGTTGGATATGTTACGGAAAGCTGGGAGAACGACGAAGGAAAGCGCGTGCCCGCTAAGGGATGCTGGGACCGCACCGCCGGAGAACTGATTCAGGCCCTGGGAAAATGCCGGGGAGATATCGGCGCGGTACTGGGAGACTATCATCCGGAGGCTGGAGCCTGGATCCGGTTCAATCCGTTGGACGGCCAGGGAATCCGCAACGCAAACGTTACAGATTTCCGTTACGCGCTGGTGGAATCTGATTCCATGGAAATTGAAAAGCAGAACGCTATTATCCGTGAACTG